ATGCTCCAAAGTTTTTTTGTTGGATCAGTATAATCATAATGTGCTATTAAATTCAAATTATGTTCATTTTCTGATTTTTGAACTGTTTTAAATGTAAAAGTGTCTTCATGAAGTAAATTCTTAACATGAAGTATTTTAAATTTACCATCTAACATTTGCGTTATGACACTTATTTTTTCAACATATTTTGATGTCGGAATAACTCCAAATGATCCTTGTTCTATTTTTTTTGATGTATTATCTACAACCGCATTTGGTATTGCCATAGCAAGCGTTTCTTGCGAACAATCTAGCGTAGATACTTTTAATGCAACATCTTCTCCATCCTTAACTTGTAATCCTGCAGTTTTTCCCATTCTTCCATCATATTCAATATCTCGTATTGATGGTGTTGATGTAAATTCAACTCCTCCACGAGTTGGGCCAAGAATTTTTTCTGTTGATGTTCCCATATTTAAAACTACAATACCTTCATCAATTTGTATTTTTTGTGTTTGCCCTTCTGTTAATCTTGCTAACATTTTTATCCCTCCTTATTTAAAAATTCTAGCAACAAAACTTATTTTTCTTATAGATAAGTCTTGTTCATTTGATTTTACAATCATATGATTTTCAAAACCTAAATGAAATCCTATATTCTCATTTCTATAATGATATCCATCTAAATTATCTCTTAATGTATCAATAATATTTTCATTTGATTCATTACATAGTTCATTAACATATATTTCTATATCAAAAATACCACTATAACCTGAATTTAGAGGGCTAAGTACTAAAGTTGGAACAACTAAAAATGGAAAATTTGCGCTACTTGGTGCTTCCTCATAATAACAAGTATAATATTCATTAATTTTAGATAATATTTTTTCTATAAACAAATCAACCAATTTCCTCATCTCCTCCTAAATCTATCATTAAACCGTTAGTTATCTTTATATCATTTATTTTGCTTAACGATTCAATTTGTGACTCTCTAATTTCTTTTATATTATTATAAACAGTATTTCTTAATAAATTTTTTCCAGTTTTACCTGGGTGTTGTACTATAAAACCAAACTTATTTCCCATATTATCATGCAATTCATAACTAAGCTTTTTAGAACTATTAAACTCTTTAGTCATAATAGTATGAGAATTAAATCCAAATTCCAACCACCATGGATTTACATAATACTTAATCCCTCGTTTCTTCATTTGAGCCCGAGAACGATACCCTAATTCCATATATGGTTGTCCGGTTTTATAGTCGATTTTCGCCCAAGCTACTATAGATTTGTAAAGTCCACCAGTTTTATAATGATTTTCTTTTATATCATCTTTTATAATTTTAGTAATTACTTTACCACTTTCTTTTAATCCTTCTTTAGCATATTTTTTCATTAAATCAATACATTCCTTTGAAGTATCAATAAATTCAATTTTTATCTCGCTATTCATTTTTCATAATAAAAGAGCTTAAAATTATTTCAGTTAAATCTTCCTTCTTATTAATTCGTAAAATTTTATACAATCTATTATCATACTTAAAATGAGTAACACCTTCTAAATCAACTAGCTTACACTCGATTTTAATTTCTGGTTTTAATCCTACACTTTGTGCTTGATAAAACTCAGTTAAACCTATTGATTTAATATTACAATAAACAATTTTTTCATCATATGATATTTTAGGTCGTTTGTTTTTATCAACTGTAGATATTTCTTTACATAAATACCCTACATCTTTAAAATACATTTAAACACCTTCTTTTCCAATTATTTTTTGTAATTCATCCGTATTTTCATGATACGCTATTGCTAAATGTTGTTTTAAAAGAGAATAGTTTTCTTTTAATTTCTCACTATCACTATTATCGAAACCAAAATGAGCTTTGCAATATATTTTAATTGCTTGAATAATCAATGGATCATCGTCTTTTATTAAAGAAGAGGCAATGCCGGAAATTTTTAAATCTAGTTTACATGCCTCAATTAAATCTTTTATTTCATCATCATAAAAAGAATTATTTATTCTTAAATCTAATTTTATCTTTTCTAGCATTACCTATACCTCCCTAATTAAGCTGTAGCTTTTACTAATTTAACAAAAGCTTCTCCAAGTGCAGGTTGACCATCGAAAATAGCACTTCCTAGGAATTTATAAGAGTTTGTATCAACGTCAAATTGTCCCACAATATTTACATCCTCTGCTAAGTTTCCAACATATTTTTTTAGATTTCCGAAATATGCTTCATGATCCGCAACGTCTTCAGAAAGTAACACTTCTTTACCATAAATGTAATAAACTCCATTGCTTTCAGTAACAATAGAATTCTTAGCCAAATTTTGCAATGGCATAAAATCATTAAACAATGTAGCATTATTCATTAGATATTTAGCATTTTTACTATATCCAGCTTTTAGTAAAGACATTAATTTTTGTACATTAGCTTCTGATAATGTTGCAGTCTTTCCTACTGTTACTGAATTAGTATCGCCCCAAGTATTTGCTTTTTCAATTCCTTTTGCCTCACTTGAACCGTTACCTTTAATAATTAATGTGATAATTTTATCAGCTAACATTTCTGCAATCATATCAGTTAACCATGCTTCAAAAGCATCATTAGTCATAGTTGCAACTGATTTAGAAACTTGTACAAGTTTTGTTACTTCATATCCGTTTAATGTAACAGTTACTAAAGTATCTCCATCACCTGTAATTGTCGCATTCTCAGTATGAGTGGCACCAGAAGTTTTTGTTCCTTCAACAGCAAATTTTACACTACCTGCTACATTTAAAAGTGTAATTTCCTTTAATAATGGTGCTTGATCTTTTAATTTTTTTATTATTTCAGTTGATGTTTCAACCGGCATCGCTCCATTTACACCACTTATAGCAAATGCTCTTTCTTCTTTTTCAGTTAATTGTAAACCTCTTAACTTTTTTAAATATGCACTACGAAATTCTGCGTTTTGATTCATATTTTTTTCTTCCTTCCCTTCTTCGTTTACTGTTTCAACAGAACGACCAATTACGCCGTTTTTTATTTTTTTAAGAGTGGCATTTCTCTTTTCTGTTTTTTCAATTAATGATTTCTTTTCTTCCTCTAATTGATTAGCCTTATCTTCCAATTCTTTGATTTCATCATCTGATAAGTCTTCAGCACTTTCTAATTTATCTATTATCTCTTGAAGTGCAGCTTTAATTTCTTCTAAAGTCATAATTACATTCCTCCTTTTAAATTCATGACTCTTAATTTTAAAAGAAGCTTTCTTTTTTTAAGCTTCCTTTCTGCTCTTAAGTTATCCAACTTCTTTTTTTCGTTATCCAACGTATTTAAAGCACGAGCATATATCTCTGTCGTATCATAAAATGGAGTATCTACAATACTTACATCATATAGACAGTCGATACCAGTAATTGTTCTAGTATCAGTTGAAGCATCCCATTCTTCATCCGACACTGTAAAAGCAAAGCTCATTTTGTCTAATAAACCTGCTTTTAATGATTTATAAATATCTATGTTTGAGGTAGTATCTATCAATTTTGCTCTAACTTTTAATCCTTTATCATCAACTTCAAGACTTAAACTTCCATTTCTCGTCCTAGCAAGAATTAAAAAACTATCATTGTGATTATACTTAAGGGGAACATCTTTCATATTACAATTATCTAATGCTCCCTTTTTTATTATTTCAGTAAAGCCATGGGTTGCTGGACTATCAAAAACAACAGCATACCCTTCAACAAGCATTTCATTTGGATTTTCTTTGTCATTCTTTACCTCAACATTTTCTGCAAAAAACCTTATTTCCTTTGTATTTTTCATTATTCATATTCCTTTCCATTTGGTAAAATAAAAACAACTTTTTTATTTTTATAAGTTGTCTCTTTTAAATTTTCCAGATATTTTTTAGTATGAAACTCTATTAATTTTATTTTTGTCACTGCCGATACTTCTTTTATTGTTTCTAGTTTCGTAGTTTCAATTTCCTTATTCATTATTTTCCTCCTTATCTAAGTTTTTTACTTCTGTATATTCTTTTCTAATATATCTTTTATCTCCATCTTCAACCGGTGGTAAATTAAAAACCGCTAAACCTTGATTAACTGTAATTAGTCCCCTGTCAGTCATCTGCGTAACAAAATTTAGTTTTGTATTATTACTTGCAAATTGAAGCCTTGAAGATTCAAAAATTACACCGTAACCCTTTTCTATATCTTTATTATCCATTAGCATATTGGTTAATACTTGCCCTAACTGCAAAGCCAAAGGCTCTATATTTCCCTCATAAAAATTGTTCCATTGATCTTCTGAGGCCTTATTTTGTATTATTTCCTCTGAAATATACCTTGCTACCAACGTTAGAAAGAGTTATTGCGGTGG